TGGCCGGGTGTGGATGGAGCAAACCGCGTTTGGGCGTTTGCAAACACTGCGTCGGTAGCTTCCGTAAGCCATGCAGATGCGTAACCTAGCCTTTCGCGGGCTGCGGTTGCCAAGGCTGGGGGCTATGCGATCCGGCGGCCAAGAAGCCTTGTTCACCCCCGCGTCCCTATTCGCAGGCAGCATTGCAGGTGCATGGTACGGTCCATCCGACCTGTCCACGCTGTTTCAGGTTTCAGATGGCACCACGCCCGTCACAACGGCGGGACAACCTGTTGGGCTGATGCTGGACAATTCCGGCAACGACAACCACGCCGCGCAAGCCACGGCTGCAAGGCGTCCGACATACCAGACTGGTCCCGCCCGCGCCACGCTGGACAAGGTTGATGATCGCCTGTCCGTTACAGTACCAACGGGCGGGTTTACTGGCACAATGGTTCTCGGCACGGATCAAGGGACGGCTTCCTACGGTGTGACAATTCCAGCGGGCGCTTATGACATTGGCGGGCAGTATTTCCCCGGCAATGCAATCGTCGGGCAGTTAATCCGCGACGGGGCTTTGAGCGCGGGGGAAGCGGCTGCGACTGAGGCATACTTTGTGGCAAACGGCGCTACTGCAAGCTACGGGGATGTGACTGACTTTGAGTCTTACTGGAGAGATTTTTCGGAACTCACATCCTTCCCTCTGATCAATACATCAGCTGGGACTAATTTTAGCTTTGCTTGGCGTAACTGCTCTGGCCTAACATCCTTCCCTCTGATTGACACATCAGCAGGGACTAGCTTTTTTCAGGCTTGGCGTAACTGCTCTGGCCTAACATCCTTCCCTCTGATTGACACATCAGCAGGGACTAATTTCTATGCTGCTTGGTATAACTGCGACAGCCTGACGAGCTTCCCTCTGATTGACACGTCAGCAGGGACTGATTTCAGGTATGTTTGGTATAACTGCGACAGCCTGACGAGCTTCCCTCTGATCGACACGTCAGCAGGGACTGAGTTCAGGTATGCTTGGTATAACTGCGACAGCCTAACATCCTTCCCTCTGATCGACACGTCAGCAGGGATTAAATTTGAGCGAGCGTGGCGTAACTGCTCTGGCCTCACCACAACCCCCGCAGGGCTATTCGACAATATAAAGGGTGGTGACTTTACCGAAGCATTCTTCAACACCGCACTGACGCAAACCAGCATCGATAACATTCTGGTGTCGCTCGTCACATCCGGCATTGCCACCGGAACACGGGTATTTGACCAGTCGGGCGGATCGGCACCATCCGCTGCTGGTGAGGCAGCAATCGACACGCTACGGTCACGCGGCTGGACCGTCACAGTGACGGGGGGTTACTCCTCCTCCCCATCTGCCCTATTCGCAGGCGGCACAGAGGGCGTATGGTACGGTCCATCCGACCTGTCCACGCTATTCCAAGACAGCGCAGGCACCACGCCTGTAACTACTGCGGGGCAACCTGTTGGTCGGATGCTGGACAAGTCGGGCAGAGCCAACCACGCCACGCAGCCCACGGCGGCGGCTAGGCCGATCTATCAGACAGCCCCCGACCGGGTCACGATTGATGGGGTTGACGATAAAATGACCGTTACAGTGCCTGTTGGCGGCTTTACTGGCACAATGGTTCTCGGCACGGATCAAGGGACGGCTTCCTACGGTGTGACAATTCCAGCGGGCGCTTATGACATTGGCGGCAGAGGCGGCCTGTATTTTCCCGGCAACGCAATCGTAGGCCAGGTGATCCGCGACGGGGCTTTGAGTGCGGGGGATGCTGCTGCGACCGAGGCTTACTTTGTGGAGAATGGCGCGACTGCCAGCTATGGGGCTGTGACTAATTTTAGCAGCTATTGGCGCGAATGGTCGGAACTTACCAGCTTCCCGCTCATCGACACGTCAGCAGGGACTGATTTCACTGCGGCTTGGCGTGACTGCTCTAGCCTCACCAGCTTCCCACTCATCGTCACGTCTTCTGGGACTGATTTCGCTGCGGCTTGGGATAACTGCACCAGCCTGACGAGCTTCCCTCTGATTGATACCTCATCGGGGACTGAGTTCTATGCTGCTTGGCGTGACTGCTCTAGCCTCACCAGTTTCTCCCTTATTGACACGTCTTCGGGGACTAATTTCAACCAGACTTGGCGGGGCTGCAACAACCTAACATCCTTCCCTCTGATCGACACGTCAGCAGGGACTGATTTCAGCCTGGCTTGGTACGGCTGCTCAAGCCTCACCAGTTTCCCAGCTAATGCCTTCGACAATATAAAGGGTGGTGACTTTACCAACGCATTTACAAGCACCGCACTGACGCAAACCAGCATCGACAACATCCTAGTGTCGCTCGTGGCATCCGGTATTGCGGCAGGAACGCGGGTATTTAACCAGTCGGGCGGATCGGCCCCTTCATCAACTGGTGAGGCAGCAATCGACACGCTACGGTCACGCGGCTGGACCGTCACAGTTACAGGAGGCTACTAATGAGACTGACAATCGCCTGCCCCGAGGCGCTGCGGGACGATGCAAACCAACTAGCCATGGTGTTGGGCTACGGTCCGTCTGATGCAGAAACCTATGGTGGGCTGAACTGGCAGGACGCGGGGGGCAACCTTTACGCCTGCGCAAGCTTGCCCGTGTCCGACACATTCACCACAACAGCACAGAGCGGCCTACAGCGCCCATCATGGGACACCGACAACCACGTCAACATGGCAGGGGCCAATCGCGCACAAGCGGCGCTGGTGTTTAGCCTGACGCCTGTGACGGCCATGCCCGACAAGTTGACCGCTTGCGTCGGTGACGACGCGCTGGCAACGCTCGCCGCGATGGGGCCGACGCAGGTTGAGGTGGATGTATGACAACCCGCGACACTCGCAAAGCGTTCTTAAAATTGCTGGATGACACATGGCCCGGCGTCCGGTCGGAGTTTGTCGCGGCAATGCGTCAGGCGCGGGCTGGCGTTGATATGAAGGCGCTTGAAGATGCCATTGCGCGCGGTGATGTTGACGCTGCGTTTCGTGCATTGCGGTTCGATGCGGCCGATTTGTTCAAAACAGATACGGCAATCACGGCGGCGCTGGCGGCTGGCGGCAATTACCAGATGGGCGCGTTTCAATATGCCACCCGCCGCGCGCCAATTGCCAACAGGGTTGTGCAGTCGTTCGGGGGGCGGAATGAGCGGGCCGAACGTATCGCGCGGGATCTGGGCTCAAGGCTGGTGACTGAAGTAATCGACGACACGCGCGTGATGATTGCCCAGACGATCCGGGCCGGGCTGGAGGCAGGCGCCGGGCCGCGACGCACCGCACTGGACATTGGCGGGCGCGTGGTAAACGGCACGCGGCAAGGCGGTCTGGTGGGGCTGCACAGCACGCAGGCGGGCTATGTCAACGGCAGGATTGACCCTATAACACAGAGGCTCATTCCGGGGCTGCGGCAGGAACTTGCAGACCCATCCACAGCGTCTCATTACTTCACGCGCACCCGGCGCGACAAACGCTTTGACGGAATTGTGCGCAGGGCCATTGCTGATGGCAGACCTGTGGCGCAGGCAGACATTGACCGGATGGCTGCGCGCTACTCGGACAGGCTGCTTGCGTTGCGCGGCGAAACCATTGCCCGCACCGAAACGCTCAAGGCGCTGAACGCTGGGCGGCAAGAGGCTTTGGATCAGTTGATCGAAAACCCGAACAACGATGTGCGGGCTGAGGACGTCGTTAGGGCGTGGGATTCGACGGGCGACGCTCGCACGCGCGAGACACACGCGGCTGCGGATGGTCAGGTTGTGCCGCAAGGTGAGGCGTTCACGGTTGGCGGATATTCAATGATGTATCCTGGCGACACGTCACTAGGAGCGCCCGCAGGTGAAACCGTGAATTGCCGATGCTATATGGCACCAGAAATCGACTTCTTCGCGAGGCTGGAATAATGGTAAAATATACCTTTGCAACTTTGGACCAGTGGACAAAAAAGACCGAAAAGCGAATTGACGCCGTGCTGAAAGATGCAACGCAATCCGTGGTGGCCGTGGCGCAACAGACCAAAGCCAAAGGCGGACGCATGCCGGTTGACACAGGAAATTTGCGCAACAGCCTGCAATCGTCAATCGCGGGCGGTGCGTCGGGTGAAGGCAAAGAATCCTACATCATGGTCGCTGGCAACATGAAAGGTGGCGACGTGGCAACATTTACTTGGACGGCAGAATATGCGGCGGCGGTCAATAACGGCAATCGCGGGCGACCCGGCGCGCACTTTGTCGAAGGTGCCGTCGATCAATGGCCCGCGATTGTGCGGGCATCTATCGCAAAAGCAAAGGCGCGGGTCGGATGAACCATAAGCAGATCAAAACAGCCCTGCGCACGCGCCTTGCCGCCACACCGTCCGCCCCGCCGATTGTATGGGGTGAAAATGCGCCGGGTGTCTGGGACGCCACGTCGCTGCAATACATCACGCCGGATCCGCCTTATTGGTTGGCGTATTTTACCACAACCCCGCCCGAGCGTTTCGGCCTGTCCAAGTCAAGCCTGATGACCATTCGGTTGTTTGTGGCAGTCTTTGTGCGGGAAGGCACGTT